TTGTTCTTACTCAAGAAGTTGGATACAAGAAACGGCAGGACTTCTTCATCATCCCATGTCCGGGCGAGCCGGTGGAACATGTGTATATCATTGCGCTTTTCGAAGGTGAGTGGATTGGCTTTGGTCTTGCCATTGTACTTGAAATAGTCGTAGGAGTCTGTGGTGAAATGCAACTTCACCGCATGATAGGCGCAGTAGAACTCATAGCCGGTCATGCCTTTACTTGTAGTTCTCTCAGTGCATCCAACTGTTGAACTGGATCACAGTCACACATGGTAAGATCCCGCGCATGGCATAATGGACACATGCCTCTTGGTATTTCGAATCTAGGGACGGACACTGCCGAACCATCTAGTTCTGCGGCAATACGCTGCATCAGCATACCATCCACACCCATACCCTGCTGCACACCCATCATGTTGAACAGCTTCATGGTTTCTATTAGCAGTTGTGTCTTGTTGTCACTCATGTTTTGTCTCAGCAAACAGACGCAGAATTTCTCCGCATACGTGGATCATCAGTCTACCATTAGGTGTCGTTGGATCAAAGTCGCGAGTTTCGGTGCGTGTTGCATAACCGAAGGATGGTGCAGATAGTTCATAAATCTCATGAAACTTTCTAGCAAGATGTTCTGGTGTCATTTCAGTCATGGCTTGTCCTCCTTCCGTTCTCGCATTAGATGCACACCGGGTAGCCACTCAAGGTACGCAACAAGTGCAGCTACGGCGAATCCAAGAGATAAAAGAATCACCGCGTACACCAGCACTTCGCGGATGTAGGCGTTCATGGCTTGTTCTCCTTGAGGGCGGCGCGAATGAACTTTGCCAGCTTGTCGCCTCTCCCATGTTCCATCATCCACAGTGGGGTGACTCCACCTAGCATGGGATTTTTCGTGGTCATCCATGCGAACAGGAAGTCGATGCCCGTAGGTCGCTCCTGTTGCAGTCGCAGACGCTCTTCTTCAGTTAACTCAGTATAGTGAACGGGAATCATATGGGTAACTTGCTGCTCTTCTCTAAGTAGTTGAGTTCCATGAACTCGTCATGCAACCGCGCCTTGAGAACTTCGTTCACAAGTGTAGCTCCGACTTCCATTTCCAACCCTATCTCTTCGCAGTACGTAACCATTGCATCTAAGCAATCGGTGTTGAACCGGTCTGCTCTTAGTAGGATTAGAGTCGAGAACTCGTCTTTTTCGTCGCGTGTTGCCATTAGAACATTATACCATCAATTGCTCGCCAAGTAAATACCAGTTTGCTTCTGTTTCTCTCGGTAGAAAATGTGGTTGCCAATGCGCTCAATCTTGACCATTTGCCGCGCCCACCGTGGGTGAATGCGAGCCGCATGGTAGAACAGGGCTTCCTCTAATTCAGGTAAGCTTGTTCCGTCGAGTACGAACTTCTGTGCAATCTGGACAGCATCATCCCAATTGTCTGAATTCTGCGGTGTCTTGTTCTTGACACTCATGCAAGTCCATGAGAACTGACAGACTGTGCGCATCCTGCCGCGAACCTTTACTCGGTCACGCTCATAGACCACACCACAGATATCATCAGCAAAGCGATCATCTGCCGCACGGTTCACAGTCACCTGTGCGACCGCAACCTTACCTCTACTCGGTTCATTGGATGCTTCCCAATAGATGTTGCGAGCAAGGCACTGGATCTGTCGCTTGTCTTCGGCTGTTGCTTCGAAGACAATATGAGGAACTGGAAGATGCAGTGCTTCAAGAGAAGCAGTGATTTGCTCTTCATTCTCAATGATGTAGAGTTCCACACTGGAAGTGAGTGACAATGCACCCAAGTTCAGCGTGTCTTTTTCGATTGGTTGTGTTGCTTGATACGGCTGAAATGCCGCGCAACCCACAAGTATCATAGTCATCACAAATATCATTAGTCGGCGCATGTTATTACCCTCCATGTGCGGCTCGTAAAAAGGGGCAGGGAAGATACCCTGCCCCTTTGGTTGCTTCAGTGACAAGGCGTTTCCTACCTCGGAGTCGGTCACGCCGCTAGGCGAGCTTCCTCATATACATCTGCGTTAGCATTTGTAGTGTTTATGCGCATTAGGTGCGTCATCTTTCCAGTGGTCCGTTCCGCTATCTTACCCTGTCGAAACCTTGACTGCCCCATCAGAAACACTCTGTAGTAATCCAATCAGTAGGAAGACCCATCAGTAGGTCAGAGTGTTTGTGGTGGAGCAGGCGGGAGTCGAACCCGCGTCCAAGATACCTTCACTTCACATCATACCACTATAATCGTCAAACCTTTGGTGTCCAAATCTTTGCAATGAACGCCTTCACCCATGCAGGCTGTGGGAATGTCCATCCCACCAATGCGCCTACGACAAGTCCTAGTAATAGTTCCATGCTCTTATCCTCTCTTGTAGAAGTTGAGTGCCGTTAGGTCTTCAACTTCGTTTTGGTTGTAGAAATCGAACTCTTCGAATGACCTAGTTAGTCCAATAACATCAGCCCGTTCCTGATTCAGTTTCTTCTCTGCATATTCCTTTCGGGACTTGCAGAAGTAATGATTCACCTGAATTATATCACAAGTGCCTTCATAGTTGTTCTGCCCGTATCCCACTCGTCCATTGGTATCTATCCAATAGCCATAAGAGTGATGCGGACCCATCATCATTCGACCACCATTCAGCCGCACAATGAGTTGAATGTGTCTGTCTGGAAATTGTCCTCGGCGCGTGAATCGTTCCAGCACCGAACCTTCTGTCACTGCATCGTCGTTGTCACCGAACATCATCCAGTTGACAGCAATCGCATCCACTCTGGATGGGATGTTACCACACCACCGCAGGAATTGCTGAATGCAATTGTGTCCTTTCAACACAAGGAACTCGTCTACATCAAGGAAGATCACCCAATCAAATCCCTTTGATCGTATGAATAGCCAATCATTGTATGCGAAGGTGTGTTGTGCTGGACCGTCGAATGGGATCTTTCGAACCCTGTCTTGTTCCAGATCACACCGCCAATCATGCTCATAGATGAATATGTCATCGACGCCTAGCTTGAAGTGATAGTCGATCCATTCCTCAATGTAGGGGTCTTCATCCTTTGCGATACAGACTAATGCGATCCGCCCAACATACGGACATGGCGTGAATCCTTTTACGGCATGTTCCGCTTCAATTTCTTGCCTAATCCTTTCCTTGTTCTCCCCGAACGCAGCGACTTTCGCCCTTGCGTCGGCTCGCATTCTAGCAGCATGATGCATCATAACGAAAGGGAATTTTACTTCTGTTGTGTCTTAGGGAGTGGATGACCACCGCCACCGCCACCACCAGTTCCGGTGCCAGTTCCGCCGCCCTTCTTCCTATTACGGATGAAAAGGACCGCAACGACTACGACTGCTAATACGATCAAACCTGTTACTAATTCGCTCATTTGCTTAATCCTCTGGTGTATTGAGATAAATGAGAAATGCCAGCGTAACGAATATCATCAATTGGATGAATGTCGTTGTCAAGCTGCCATCCTCTGTTCGTATTTATCTCTATAGGATATCAGGTCATTCATGTACGGACGGAACTCATGTGCCAAAAGCTTGAAGGATTGACAGAATTCGGTGTTATCTATACCGATAAGCACAACAATCTGGTCGATTTCGCGTCCCATCATCTCTTCCCACATGTGCGCATATGCAACACCCTGCATGAAGTAGCCAGATACCCATGCCAGTTTCTTAGGTCGGAGCGAGGTCTTGTAGTCCACGATGGACAGGTAATTGTCATATAAACCTACAAAATCGGTTGTTCCGGCTAGGCGTAGGGTATGGGAAAACAGGGGTGCTTCAATCGCATGGACTTCGGTGACACGTAGATCCACCACTTTCTTCATGCGGTGAAATACTGCCTTGGCTTCCGGCATGAGATTGGCTCTGGATATGTCCTCGTTGCGAAGATGCTTTTCGAGAACCTTGTGGACTGAATCGCCACGCACTGATGCTTTCTTTGAGATTCGGTTGGCTTCTGCCATACCGACTTTCTTCTGCCACTTCGTAATACCTTCGCGAGAGTGTTCCTTGAGAATTGTGGTGACAGAGGGATATTGTCTACCGTCTGGTGTGGTATAGAGTCTATGCCCATCAGAGGCAGTCTCTTTAAGCATCACCGGGAACTCATGATGAATGTGTTTGAACATTTTCTAATCTATACTTTCCAAAGCTACACAGTCATTATACATGAGTTCCCGATGCTTGTCAAGCTTAATTGGAACTTATTTTCAAAATACCCCTAGTTCTAATTTGGATAAGATGTAGGCTTTCACCAGCCCACTCCGCACGATATCCTCTACCCCAAATTCTATGCGGTCGAAGAAGTCGGTGTTATCTAATACACGCATGAAGGTATGCAGTCCTTCCTTCTCACGCTCGCGCTCTAGGTCGGTCTGCCGGAAGTCACCGCAGAAGATGATACGGGCTGTGTCACCCATGCGAGTGATGACCGTATCCAGTTCTTGCATCTTCATGTTCTGACATTCATCCACGATCACGATAGAATCACGAAAGGTGATGCCGCGCAGGAATGAGGTAGTCGTGAAGTTCACCATCTTCTTAGTCTTGAGGATATCGTAGCCATCGCCGCGACCGAAGAGATTGTCGCATATGTCACGATATGGGTCTTCATAGACTTTTGATTTCTCGTCCACCTTACCCGGCAGGAATCCCATGTCCCTAGATGGTACTGTCGAGCGGACGATTGTTACGGAATCGAACTTGCTGTCTGGTTTAAGAACCTCTTGTAGTGCGAGATAGAGTGAAATGTAGGTCTTGCCTGTGCCAGCAACTCCGTGGAGCAA